AGAATGTATCTATATTCATCTTTTGTTACATCCTTAGGTAGCTCTTTTCCACTAAGTATAGTTTCTACTAAAGAAACAAGTCTTTTATTTTTTGACTGTCTGCTCCTATAAAATCTTTCCTTGAATAGGTTTAGGTCAAACTCATTCTTCATTTTATTCTCCTATTTTACACTTTTTGGGTTATTTCTTTCCTTACCAACCTTACCCTTATTATCAGCTGGTTGCCCGGGTCTTTTTAAGGTTTTTTGCCTTGTTTGAAAATCTTCTTCTGCTTGTTGCTTTTTAAAGTCAGGGTCTTCTTTTCCTTCTACCTTACCATCATACTTTTCTTGAGGTGGTGTAGATGGGTTAATATCTTCTATTCGAGGGTCATATAAATCTTTCCTAACTTGATGTCTGACCTCCGGAGGTAATCCTCCAGTAATATTTCCATGAGTATCATAATAAGCAGCAGAAGTAGAATTGACGTCCATGTCATCCGGCATTGTTAATCCTAAAGACCTATATATATCTATAAGTTTAAGAGGTATTCCTTGTCTAATTACAGATAAGTTTCTCTCTGTTTCTTTTATTTTTAATACATCATCATTTTTATCAAATGTTATCTTTGGGAAATATTTCTCTCTTGGAAAGTTTAACTGAACCAAAGGTTTAATTATTTGATTATTTATCTCAGACTCGATGTCATTTAGTAAAGAACCTATTTTATTATAGTACTGGTCTTGTCTAATATAATCAGAAGCATAACTTCCACCATTTTCCCTTGTCATTGTTGCGGTTTGCCCTACAATAGCTATTTCTATTTCTTTATTTAAATCCTCTATTGCTGATTTAAAGTCTGCTGTATCTCTACTAACCTCTACAGCTTCCAAAGAAGACCCATCAGGAACTTGTAAAGCACCCTTAGAAGCTAAGTATGTTAAAGCATGAAAAACTCTAACTCTCTCTTCCTCCGTCTGGAACTTATGAATCATAATAGGATTACCGAATCTTTCTAAAAACCTCAGTCTGAATTTCCATATAACTTTTTTAAAGTAATACATCCAAAATATAGACTCACCTAATACACTTTCCCCATATGGATTGTAAGTATTACCTTTATGAGCATATATTAAGAACTTAGCTCTTGGTAAAGGTATTGACTTTCCCATATTACTTCTAAAAAACAAATTGCCTTTAGAGTCTATCTCGAAATCCTCAGGAGACCTATATTCAGCATCATGTAAGTATATTTTCCCATCAGCCCTTCTCCATATACATTCTTGTATAGATATTCCCTCTACTATAGCTTCTACCATATTTCTAAGTATTTCTGAGAAGTTTTTTGTCATATCCCTTAAAACATGCTCTACAAAAGTAGCTACTTTTAAAGCACTTTTACTTTGTAAAGCTGGGGTTATTTCCCACTTTCTTGAAGTAATAGCGTCCACAATAGAAGATACAGCAGCTCTTATATGAGTATCCTTATTTTTCATAGTTCTAAAAAAAGATACATCATTGATAACATACCCAGTATCACCTGTATTGATGTTTATGTTAGGGTTAGATACAATATTATTGTTATAAAGATATGTCTCCTGTTGTATAGCATCCTGATATGTCTTATCTACATTTTGTTTTATTTGCTTTACTTTATTCTCGTCTAATGATATTGATTTATATTTTTTTTTTAGTTTATCTTTTACATCATATACATTACGAGGAAAATCAGGGTGTCCTTTATATTTAGAATAATCAGAAGAATATTCCTGTAAAGTTTCTTCAATAATAGAGTCTACTTCTTTTTCTACTTCTTTTTTTATTTGGTTAACTTTTCTAAAATGAGAAATCTTCCACCATGATGACTTAATACTATTAGATATTTTACTGAATATACTCATTTTATAACCCCTTTCCATATTTCCATATTAATAGTAGTAAACTCTTCTTTATCAGTAATTATAGAAGCCTCAAATCCTTTATACCTATGTGTAGATGGGGTTACTCCCGGAAGTTTCTTTTGATACTTACCTAACTCAAATAAATCTGTTTTAGCAGACTTGTAATATATCTCATTATCCTGATGTGTTGCGATTCCTTTTCTCTTTAAAGCGTAGAAATAAGTTAAATCAGCACATATTCTTTTCAATACAGGATGCCCCATATCTCTTAATTCATCTGTATCATATATAAGATTTAAGTCCATATCCATCTCATTAGAGGAATCTTGTATCAGTTTGTTTATTACATGCTCATCATCAAAATCAGGAGTGTCTGCTGACAATATGTTTGTTAGTTCATCATTAAACCTGTCTTTAAACTCTACATATGTAATATAACCTTTCTTATCTGACATAATTCCTCCAATCAAAAAGATACTGAGGGGATTCCCCCTCAGTGATTAATTCTATGTGAACATATTCTTGATTTTAGTTAAAGCATAGGGGTTAGCAACGTGCATCTTCCAGTTACATTTAGCATCTATCTTTTTCATGTAACCACCTTCTGTTGGGTATTCCCACATCTTTATTAGTAATCCTTCTTCGTTGGATACGAATCCTTTGCTTTTGTTATTACTATTAGAATCCATAAAATCATAAGATTGGTCTAAGAAATAAAGTCTAATAGGACTTCTATTAGCTGTGATATCACCTATAACAGCACCTTGATTAGAAGGTTCAATATAAGCTAATACAAAAGTTTCAGTATAGAAGTCTTGGTATGAACCGTCAGTTCCTTTATAAACTTTAGGAATAATAACATTCTGAACAAGGTTTCCACCAAAGTATTTTCTAAGTTGGTCTTCTTCACCATCAGGTAAAGCATTCAACTGCCAGAAAGTTGTCCAATCTGTAACTACATTCTTAACGGAACTTATAATGTCTCTAGATATAATTAAAGTGTTAGGGTCTCTCCCGAATCTTGCTCTGTATAGACCTAAGGCAGTATCAAAGTCTGCTCTTGGTGTAGCACCAGCTACGTCCCATTTAGTAGAACCAGCAACAGTTAAATCTAATACAGCAAAATTAGTATCGTCTTGATAAACTGAAACTAATTCTTTATGCATATCATATGTTAATACTTCTACTAAGTTGTTTATAACATGTGCTGAAATAACACTTTGACCTATCATGTTTAAGTTCTGAATATCTTGTATATCTACCGGTTGTGATACAGCTCTTTCTCTTAGCATAATAGATTCAAATTCGAAGTTAGACATAATTTCTACTGGTTTTGCACCAGGGCCCCTAAGGGAATTACCTAAACTATAATCATATTTTCTTGTGAATTTTGGAACTTGGACATTAGGACTTGTCAATTTAGCTGGTATAGCCATTCTTGTTAAGTCTCCAGAGTCTCTGAACAGAGTAGCAATAGCTTTCTTACTCTCTGCTTTTAATATTTTTGTATAATCCATACTCATTTGATTTCTCCTTTCATTTCATTAAAAACTAGATGAATGTTTATCTGACCATTCTTGTGTTGCTTGGTTTAACAAGCTAAAATACATACTATCATTATTCATTATATCATTCACTGTAAGATGCTGAGTTCTTGCTGTTTCTTCCATAAGTGAATCTACTCTGGAGCTTATCCAATCTGACTTGCTGAGACTGGAACTCAAGTCTTTATCTTTTTCTACAACAGTGCTTCTCTTTTCAGCTAACTGTAAAGCAACCTTCAAAGGGCTTCTTGATATAAAATCTTCTAATAAACTCCTTTGTGTGTCATTCAGGGATTGATATAAAGTTTCAAGTTTTTCTACACCGTCTGATTCATCTCTCATTAGTTGGTCTTCAACTATATTACCCTGTGTTAAATGTTTGTCTTTGAACATTTGATATCCAGATTTAACCACTTCATTTTGTAGTTTAGAAGAATTTATTTGTAGTTCTTTTATTTGAGATTCTTTTAACAGTATTTGTTTTTTAAGACCCTCATTCTCTGATTCTAGATTATCTAATCTGGATGTTAACCTATCTAATTGTTGTGCCAGCACGTCTGATTTTTGGGAAACCTGTGCATTGCTTTTTAAGTCTTCCATGACTACGCCCTCCTCAGGACTTGTTTTGTCTTTTTTTAATTCTGTTTTGACTTCAGGAGTTTCTTCTACTGACAGATTATCTATCGTAGTTTCTTCCCCATTGTCTGTTTCTTCTTTAGTATTGCTCTTATTAACGTTTATGTTAATATCGATACTATTTTTTTTCTTTTCTGTCTTTGTCATATTAATCTTCCTCGTTTACTTTTATATTTAAATTAATATCTAAAGTAATATTATTCTCCGGTATATAGAAGTTTTTCTTTGGTGAACTTTTAAATAAAGTATCTACTATCTGTTTCATATCACTGTTACTATCAATCGATAAATCAGATTCCAACCCTAGTGAGTCTTTTTCTAACACTACTTTATCTATTAGCTTAGCATTAGGGTCTCTTCCTTGATGGACGATGCTAATTTCATCAAATCCTGTTATCTTTTTTACAATAAATCTAACAATCTCACCATCAATTTCCTTACCTTGATTCAGTAAAAACTCTGTAATTTCCATAAGATTATGTGATTTTTCTATCTGCCATCTGACACCAACAGAGAAAGAGTTTAAGTCCCCACTAAGAAGTCCTTTAACTATACCAGAGTTGTAAGGTGTAGAGAATTCACTGTCAGGTTTTGGAGTTCTTATTATAGTATCAATTCCTTTTACTTCATCTGAATCCGACCACATTGACTTTACAACTTTACCTACCCATTGACTCACGTCTGCTTTATGATTAGCTAATACTAATTTATCGACAAGAAGAGGGGCAGCATCTTGTAAAACACCTTCTCTCCTTGTATCTATATATAACTGACCTTCTAATAAAACCTGAGACAAAGCTCTGTTTTTAAAGTATAGGTATTTATCATCTTCTTTTTTATTATCTACATACTGAAGAATACCTAAACTACCTATATTTAGGTTTGATTTTATCATATCATTTTCCATAAACTACCATCCTTGTATTATTGTATTCAAATCTTCCAGAATTTCTTTTCTCATGTAGATAGTCATTACTAACCTTCTCAACTTTGCGGGTTGGTCTACTACTAACTGCAAGAAAGGAGTATACCCTACAGACATGTGCCCAGTGCTTATAGATATAATCTCATCTGGGTCTATTGTGAAAGATTTAGCATTCTTTTCAACTACTTGCTTATATACTATATTATCAATAATCAGAGGGTCATTTAGAAAATCTACCTCAGCTTGCATCTCAGTTTGTAGTCCAGCAAGTAAAGGTGAAGGCACTCCTATATCTATAAAAGAAGAAGATAAACAAGTAAGTATTATATTAGGGTCTACACCATCTACTGTTATTACAGATTGATAACTATACACAACAGGAACGTCCCTAATAGTATCTATATCTAATTTATCTACTTGAGCAGGAGTTAAATATATTTGAATAGTCCTGCTATACCCCTTTAAAGGTTCAGTTCTAATAAGTAAATAAGGTGCGTTATTACTACTTTCTAATGAAACTATTACTTTACCTATCAAATCCCCATCAGTGATATAGAAACTTTGGTCATCATTTAATGCTGTTACTTTGCTTGCTGAGTAAGTATTATCAGGCATATCTAAGTAGTTATTCATATCAGCAATATCTGTTCTAAAATCTATGAAGTTTTGAGGTGAAAACTGAACGTGTACCGTGCTGTTTTCTGTTAGAACTGTTAACACCTGTAACTCATTTTCATCTACCGAATAATCTACATTTTTTACATATGATGAAGGTATTCTATGACTTATGACTCTAACAGCTTTGTGCTTTATATCCATTTTCTACTCCTTTATGCGATAGATGATATTACAGTAAGAGCAGTTACCATATCCTCTCTGGAATTACTTCTAAGGTTAACTTTTAAAAAGTTCCTGCCATTTTTTTTACATAACATTACTGTATTATACTCGTCGTCAGAGTTATCAAAACCTATGTGAGATGCTGTGAAATATACATCTTCAATATCAGCAAGTGACTGTGCTCCTTGGTCATCAATAGGGTCTTCTTCTATAATAGGGTCAAGACCGCTTAAATCCGCTAAAGCACTGGTCGCTAATGTTTTAGATACTCTTACAGAAGCACTTTTATCTTTTCCTAAAATTTGAATCTCACCGAATTCAGAACCTAATGTATCACTAATTTCCATAGCAATAATGTTTTTTGGATTATTTATTTCTATCATTTACGTTATCTCCCTTTATTATTTAATAGAAATTACTTCTCTTTTTTTATTACTTAATGTTTCCCATTGTGTTATAGCAGAATCTATGGCAATAGGGTGATTGTCTATTCCAATATACACTTTATTAAAATCAAAACAAGCTTTTACAGTATTATCACTAACATAAAACTCTACAACCTTACCACTGGAGGAAAAGAAGTGTTTTATAATATTATAAATAAAAGTAGTTTCCACTTCCCTTGTTGAGAATATATTTATAAAATCCTCATAATTACCTGTTACAGACCTAATTTCTGCTGACACATCATATTCCAATTTGTTTATTTGAAAGTTCTCTAAAAAACTAAACATATAGTAAGAAGTGTGGTAATGTTTTATCCCTTTCTTATTATTAGAAGCATTATCTATCTCTACTATCGACGCTGTAAAGTTCATCTTCAGGTTTTGAGTAAGGTATTGTATCATATCCCCACTATAATCTATGATATTGCCTGTTTTACTATCTTTTTTCAAAGGAGCTTTTACTATAATCACACCACTTCCATCAAGGTAATCAAACATTTTATCTAATATAGGTTTTAACCATAAGAAAATATTACTATCCATCTTTAAATCATCAACAGGAACATTTAGTATAAACATGTCTATTTTATCTGTGTCTTTTATCAAACTTTTCAAAGCATTTGTTCTGTGTGGATTAGAGAAAGAGATATAATTATTACCTAATTTGTATGTTTCTTGGGACTTTATTCTCTTTTTTATCTCTGTTTTTTTGTAGACCCTTCCTTCATCAGGCTCTTGTTTAAACTCTTTAGATAACAGAGTGGATAAATCATCAGAATCTTCTTCTAAGGATTGTGTGAATGTTTTTATCTCTATATCAGAGAAACCAGCGTCCATAATAGCGGAAACACCTTCTTCACCATAATCACACACCATATCCTGTATAAGTAAAGCAGTTTTATAAAAATCACCTTTCCCTCTAAGCCTGTTGTAAGCTAAAGTGCTTTTTTTCATATCTACTTCGGTCATTTCTTCTTCAGTCTTTACTACACAAGTAATATACTCCTCACCTAACTCCTTCATTGCTTTGTATCTGTGTTCCCCATCAACTATTTCGTATTTATTCTCGTCTGTCTGTATAACAAGAATAGGTACTGTAAATCCATCAGTTAAGATGCTTTTTTTTAGCTTTTCAAATGTATCTAAATCAAAGACATTATTGTTATAAGAATTAGGTGTTATATTTTTAATTGGTATTTTTACAAACTTATTGTCTATCATATATTTTTTATCAGACACTGACTCCCCCAATATTACTATATTTAGATAACAAAACAAGAATAACTTTTCTTCTTATATCTGTATCTAATAAATCCTCTGAATCTTGAATAGGTTCTAAGAAATTGTAAACAGATTCTGCTATTTCATCTACACTTATCTTTTGGGACATTGTAATTACGTCTATTACTGAGGGGTATTTATTGTCTATCTCTTCTATTGTATCTTTTATCATGTCTAAGTTTATTGTTGCTCTCTTCATCATAACCTCTATATATCATCAATTCTTTTAGTGTCTAATATAGTCATACATCTTTGGCATACGGAACTATTAAAGTTAGCACCTATCAAGTTTTTATCCATTGGTATTGTTTTTACAATCTTATTTGCGTCTGTAATAATAATCATTGTTTTATCTCTGTATTTAATTGTATATTGTAACATTTTCTACAAATCCTCTTAGGTCTACAAAATCTGTTAAAGAAGAATTTACTAACTCAAAAAATTCAGGTAAATGTTTCTCTCTTACTTTAATAATTACATAAACCCTGTCAGTAACTATATTAATTATTGTTACTATATTTTTTCTAACATCGTATGACAGCTTATAATTATTAGTAACATGTGCTACATAAGTGTTAGACAATAACAGATTCATAACAAC